ACCAATTCAGTACTAACTTCATTTGCCATTATACTTTTTATTTAATATAAAAAATTATTCAGACAAATCCAAGTATTCTGTAGGAACTGTTACCGATTCTTGATTTTCTGATTGTTCTCGAAGATATATATCAATCAAGTCTTTAGTTTTCTGTAAATCTTCTATAAAGGTGCCTTTATGCCGACACCGTACTACTCGTTTGAGTATATCAAATTCATAGCTATTTAAATTCCAATCTTCTGCAAATTTGTATAAACTATCTTTGCCTCGATAATGTGATTGTGTATTGATACTCATTTCTTTTTTACTCCTTTAAGCAGTTTCTTTTTCTCGGCATCATTATAACCGTATTTTGATAATAAAAAGTTGCAACTATCCCAATCCATTAAATCAATGTACTCAATAGCTTCTGATTGACTAACTTGATAATGTTCTGCTAATTGCGTAACTAGTTGTTTGTCATACTTGTCAGCAGTTTTACCTTTTATGTATTTTGCAAAACCTTTTGATGCTGGCAAGAAGTCATGATACAATCGATATGTTTCAGAAGGACGTAATAACCCGATTGTGTAGTGTTGCAGTTCATTAACAAATTCTGTTAGTTCCATTCTCATCGATAACCACCGATTCACAATAAAAGGAGAGAATTTTTTCTGATCAGTTTCAGACCATTCAGACCATTCTTTCTTTTTGTGAGTAACACTGTCAATGAAATCGAAAATAGTTGCACCCTTTTTATTATCTGCCATTATAAATTATATTTTTCTTTAAATTTTTCTTCAAATGTTGATCCCATACCAACTTCTAGAATAATTGCTTTTTCTGGTATTCCTGGAATTTTAGTTTTAGTTAAAACATCATCAATTGTTTTATTCTTATAAGTTTTTAATCTAACTTTTGCATTGCTTCGATTAGATGTTTTAAAAACAATTGTTATAGATCCTTTAATTATCGCCATCTTGATCTTTTTTTAGTTTTACTGGTTGAAATTCTTGCGGGATAGCTCCACAGTCATCACAACGGAATGTCGGTACCGGTACGATCGTGTCTTTGTCCCCGCCAGTAATAAAACGTGATACTTTGTTGATTGCTACTACTTGTCGAAAATATATACCACCACATTCATCACATTGAATTGGACGCATATCTTCTGGCTTAACATTGATATTTAGTTGTCTATCCATAATTATAATTCATTTATTAAGTTAACAAACATTGCCATTGCATTAATTTCTTTATCTACTACACTTGCATCTTTAAATTGCGATTCTGCTACAATTAAAATGCATGGGCCGATATGACCTGTTGCAAATTCATCTAAATTGTCATACAGGAAAGTGTAAAGTGGTGTAAAGTCTTTTACTTTGCTGTCAGCAATAATCTGCCGTATTTTAGTGAAAGCTGCTTTTTTATTTGATGAATCTTTCAACACTTCAAGTATTTCTGTCATGTAATTGGCTTGTACTATGCTAGTTTTGTCTAAAACTAATTTTCCGTTTACAACATGACTCTGAGCTGAGTTAATGGCTCTACGAATATCTGGGTATGATGCATTGATAATTGCTGCTACATCTTTAATATCAAACTCAACACCTTTTTCTTGTAACACGGTTACCAATCGTTTAGCTACATCCGTTTTATTCGGAGGCGTAATGCCAAATGTTTGACACCTAGACTGAATTGGATCAATGATCTTTTCCACATAGTTACATGTTAATATAAAACGTGTTGTTTTGCTATACGTTTCCATTAGATTTCGAAGAGCTGCCTGAGCATTAGGTGTTAAATAATCAGCTTCATCAAGAATAATAATTTTCCAACGTTTAAAACCTACTGTTGATGCATATCTTTTAATCTTGTCTCGGACTGCATCCACTGAGTTTTCATCTGATGCGTTAATATACATTAAATCTGCATCTACTGAATTTGCTATAATTTTAGCAAGAGTAGTTTTACCAGTTCCTGCAGGTCCATAAAACAATAAGTGTGGCACATCACCATTTTCAATGAAAATTTTAACTTTTTCAATGATGTGTTCATTGCCAATATATCCTTCTAATGTGTCTGGCCGGAAGGATTCGACCCAGAGTGTATTTTCTTGTGCTCCAAACATAATTAATTATTTTTCTCCGGTGCTACCGAATCCGTTTTCTCCTCGTTTAGTGCCATCTAGAAATAAAACCTGATTCCAATCTATTTGTTCTACTCGATTTAGTACTAGTTGAGCGATACGATCTCCATTTTTCACTACAAAAAACCTTTTGCTGTGATTCATTAGAATAACACCAATTTCTCCCCGGTAATCTGCATCTATAGTACCTGGGGTATTCAGTACAGTTATTCCTTTTTTCAAAGCCAACCCACTGCGAGGTCTCACTTGTATTTCATATCCTGCAGGTATCTTAACAGATAACCCGGTTGGGATAAGCATAATACCACCAGGTGGTATTTCTGCATCATATTCTAGATTGGCTCTTACATCACATCCAGCACTCTGTGGAGTTTCGTAATTCGGCAACGTGTTATTGCTTGTTGTTACTACATCTACTGTTATCATGTTATTAATTTTGTAATTGAACTAACCAATATGTTGATTCAAAATCAGATCCTTCAAATTCAACTCGTGATAATCCTTGCGATGAAACTAGAATTTTACCAGCATCACCTTTATTTGCAGTTAAAATTTCTTTGAGCTTTTCTGCAGAAAAACAAATAGGATCCATGTTTGTGATATTAGTAGGACCTACTTCGAAATGAATATTATCTGCATTAATAGTCGTGTAATTAATAATGAAGTGAATGTTACCATTCTTAACCTGCACTGCGAAGTTCTTTGCATCTGGTAGTGCATTTTTAGCTTTAATAAATTTACTAATAAATTCATCGTCAATGTTTATAGTTACATCATATGGTGGTTCAGAATTAATTGCCGGTACTGATGGAATAACTGTGGTATCTGCTAACATGAAAGTCATCTTAGTTTTTCCTTCTTTAATCATCATTGCATAATTCTTCCCGGCATTTTCTTTGACTTCAATATCAATATTTTCGCCAACTGCAGAAAGCATTTTGATTAAACCGCCAGTGTGATTAATTCCTAAATCGCCTTTGGCAAATGGAGCGGTTTTCCATTTAATTTTACCTACTACTGTTTGATCAATATCAATTAATTCGCAAGTAATATTATCAGTGTCATCGACCAATTTAACAGCCTCACAGTTACCGCCTAGGTAATATCGATTAATAAATGATTGTAATTTTGATTTTTCCATTTTTATTTTACCTTAAAATTTAAAGAATTCATTGAATTTATTAGCGTCTGTTGTTGATATCGAATCTCCTCCAAACTTTTTATATGTTTTTCTGTATTTTGAATACACGTGCATTGCATCATCAGGATTTGCAAACATTTCATGCAAAGACAATATCACTGTAAATAAATCGGTTGGAATCACTGTTTCCAGAAGTTCTACATGACTATCTGTCATTTTGTTGATGTCTTTTACAATTTCACAATATAAATGTGTATTGTGCACAACCATTCTAGGCATTCCTTCTTGTGAATATCTATCTAATCCCGTAGTCGTTTGTCCTCCTAGATATTCATATGTAAAATCACGACAAGCTGGACAGTCAATGCTACAAGGAACATGTTTAGTTTTGTCAATTTCAACACTTCCGCCTTTGCCTTGCTTAACATGAGTCTTTCTGCGATATTCAGCATTCTTCGGGAAATACAATTCAGTGAATGTCTGTGTCTTGTAATTCGGAGAATGTAAATATGTTCCAAATACTGGATATTGACCCGGAGAAGATGAATCTGACATAAGTTGAATTCGATTGTCAGTTAACTCATTCATTAGTTTCTGCAATGTTCCTAATATAAAGAAATCCGATATTTTGCTTATGCCGAGCAAGTGCACATATTGTATATGTTCTTTTTCAAATTCTCTTTCTTGCAACATTAATGCAATAACATACATGAAGTCTACAAGCTTCTTAGGACCTCCGATACACCATCCATTGAAATCAAAATCTTTGAACTTGTGGTACCAGGTAGAATATTCTTCATTAAATGTACCTTGAATTACATTTAAGAACTTAGTTTTACCTGATTGATGTTTTTCAAACCATTTAAAATTGTCAAATGATATATCCATTGAGTCATTGAAACGATTTTCAAATGTCACTCGGGGAGGTATATCTAAATTTGCTGCTACATCTGAATTAGCTTCTAACCAATGAAAGATCTTTTCACGAATCGTGCTATCCCATTTAAGAGCTCCCGTTGCAATTTGGAATCCTCCTGAATCTCCAAACACAAAGGTACCTGCTCCTAATCCTAACTGCTGACGAAAATCCATTTTCTTGTAATGGTGTCCTGCAGTTACTAGAAAATAAGGATGTCGCCATTCTTCCGGATAATCTTCCGAGAAAAATCTCATTGTTGTGCCATCCTCAAACTTAGTATCCTTCTTAAAGGCAGATACCATAGATCCGGCTGACAACGATGGGATATATAAAAAATCTTTTTTAGTCTTCATGTATTCCTTGTTCATTTAATAGATGCTCACAATATTCGGATTCATGCCAAACATTGATTTCTTGTTTCATATCGTTTGCAATAATATACGCTTCCATTCTTCGTCCTAAATCTGCAAGTAACGGATAATTATAATATATTCCATAGGTACTCATAGATTTAACTCGATTTAAAACTGCGATTGCTGATCTAATATTGAATGGTTTATACATTTTGTCGTGCGGCACAAATTCCGGGAATGATCTAAAATCCGGGAATACTAAATCACAACCAAATGTCGTTGATTCTAGAACGGTCCATGAAACATAATCTTGCAATGAACTATTGAATTGAATCTTAGCTTCAGCTAATTCTGTGTAATATTCTTGTTTAGTTAAATTAGACAGCAATTTGAATCTAGGTTGTCTTGCTGCTAATGATTCTAGTGCGTCAATGGCACCTGGCAACATGGATCTAAATGATTTACCTGATGTCGTGACGTGCCATTCCCATCCTTCATTTTCTTGTAGAAACAGGTCTGCTACTTTCATCATGAAGAACGGATTCTTTTCTTTGTCTAATCTACTAGAATATACTACTACATTTTTCTTTCGAGACTTACCAGGAACGAAATCAGGAAGTTTTGCTTGTGTTAGTTTTCTGTGTAATGGCAATGAAACTACATGAATTGGAGCTTCGAATCCTGCTGCCCTCAACTGTTCTTTGTGAACTGTTGATCCAACAAATATTCCAGCCATTCTGCGATCTAAACCTAATTCAAAACCACGCATCCAATTACGCATCGGCCAAGTAAAATCATATTCGTCTACACTCTGAGCATGAAGCATTGCATAAATCTTCACATCAATGCCATATAAATCTAATGCATATAATATAGACTCAATTCCTGGATGCCAATAATCTTGAAGAAATAATACATCGCCATCTTTAACTTGATCTATGTTCAGCATATCCAAAAAGTTGCTACACTGACTCATGGCAAACTTACCACGGCCTACAGCATCTAATACTGCTCCAACTTTAATCTGCTGATCAGGATCGAACTCACCTGGAACATCTACAAATGTTAATTTACCAGCTTTTTGATATGGCTCGAATGTTGCTGGCATCCATTCTTTTGATAATTGATAAGTATAACGGGCTTTAAGTGGTTCTAAGCCAAAATACCACACCGTTCTTGTATCTTTGTTTGTCATATTAATATAGTATAAAATATATTAGTTATTTCCAACCTAATCTCGTTCAATAATAGCACCATTCTCCCAATCTTCCCACACTTCTACTCGATACAAATTTTCATTGTTTTCTAGCAACCATTCTCCGATATCTTCACAACTCATACGACCAAACTCTAGAATATTGCCTCCAAAATTAGTTCTGAGTTGTTTTTTAATTCTGCGTTGCATTAAAATGAATTCTTCGTCTCGATCTGTATGTGTTACTCGAGCATAACAACGAAACCCAAATTGATGTCTGTGTCTATCCGAGAGAAAGTCTACTTCGGGAAATATGTCTTTTGCTTCAGGCCAATTATGAAAGCCTTCAATACTAAATGTTACTACTACGCTGTACTTCATCTGCTATTTGTTTTTTAAATTTAGTTGTGGACCAACCATGGTCTCTTTTTATGTAATGAATTGGGATATTTAAATCATCTCCAGTAAATGACTTTCCGATATAATCATCACCTAGAAATCTTATAAGGGTTGTTTTTCTGGATGATAAAGCTCCAGACAATGATTTAAGATAGTCATATAGCTCAGCTTCGGTTGTGTATGTATGAACTTCGTCTACTTGTCGTAACGAATGTAATATATCCAATCGTTCCTGTACGGATAATATAGGTTTACATTTTTCTGGTCGTTCTACTGTAGGATCTGTTTGTAACAATACTAGTACATGATCACAATGCCATTTCATTTCTTTGAACATTGCAATATACCCAGGATGTATAATATCAAAATTTCCTGCTATAATTCCAATCATAGTTCTTCGTCAAATTTATAGTTATCTGGATTAATATGCATCATGTTGCATTTGGTTACTTGGGACACTCGGTACCAACCAGCATCAATACTCAATGTATCGGTGTCTTTTAGAACTTGTAATGCATCATCTTGTATACGGTATATAATATGACATCTATTAACAAGATCCACAGGAATGTGCTTTAAAGTGCCTTTATCGGCTTCTATGGTTACTGCACAATT